CGCCCTGGTGAGGTAGAGCAGAAGGTAATGACTGAAATGTTTGAGGCTTCTGTAGACGGTGAAGCATATGATGCAGACCGGTGGAGTCAGTATTTCCGACCAGCAGGTGTGCAGGCTCGCACAGGTGATCCTACTCAAACTGCAAGCAAGGGCGCAACAGCAACTAGTCAAAGTGCTCCGCAGGCAAAGGAGAGTTTTGAGGCAGACGTTGCCAAGGCAGAGGCAGACACTGCTGTGCCTGCAGCAGAACCCACACCTGAACCAAAGACTGAAGAAACTGAAACTGCAAGCGAAGGCGGCAATGCACAAGACATTCTCGCAATGATTCGCGCTCGTCAGAATCAGGAATAAATCTATAAGAGGGGAGTGCATCGCTCCCCTCATTCAAAGGCAAACTAAGGAGACTCCTAATGACAAAGGCATTTGACCCTACAAAATTCCGCAACCAATTAACAAAATCTATCTCAGGCATGAGCGCAGGATTTAACGATCCTACAGACTGGGTAAGCACAGGCAACTATGCTCTCAACTATCTTATCTCAGGCGACTTTAACAAAGGTATTCCGCTGGGTAAAGTATCAGTATTCGCAGGAGAATCAGGCTCGGGTAAAAGCTATATCTGTTCTGGTAATATTGTAAAAGAAGCTCAAAAACAGGGCATCTTCGTGGTGCTGGTAGATTCAGAAAACGCTCTTGATGAACAGTGGCTAAAAGCACTGGATGTAGATACAGCAGAAGATAAACTTCTGAAATTAAACATGTCAATGATTGACGATGTAGCAAAAACTGTTCATACATTCATGGATGACTACAAAACACTCAATGAAGATGAACGTCCTCGTGTGCTGTTTGTTATCGACTCACTAGGCATGCTGCTTACTCCTACAGATGTGGATCAGTTTGGCAAAGGCGATTTGAAAGGCGACATGGGTCGCAAGCCTAAGGCACTTACAGCATTAGTAAGAAACTGTGTGAACATGTTTGGCGCACACAATGTAGGCATGGTTGCTACCAATCACACATACGCTTCGCAGGACATGTTCGATCCAGATGATAAAATTTCAGGTGGACAGGGCTTTGTGTATGCTTCAAGTATTGTAGTAGCAATGAAGAAATTGAAGTTGAAGGAAGACGAAGACGGCAATAAGATTTCAGATGTAAAAGGCATACGTGCAGCCTGTAAGATCATGAAGACACGCTATTCCAAGCCGTTTGAAGCAGTACAGGTTAAGATTCCCTATGAGACTGGCATGAATCCGTATTCGGGTCTACTAGAACTAATGGAGAAGAAAGGTCTCATTGTACAGCAGGGCAATCGACTGAAGTATATCGATTCCAACGGTGAAGAGCATCTTGAGTATCGCAAGCGCTGGACTGGAGAGATGCTGGATATGGTGATGGAAGATTTCTATCAACTGCCCGAAGAGAAAGACGCAGATGAAGAAGACCTTCCTGTGGCAGAGCAACTAAATAGCGAGGAAACACAAGAGGAGACAGGAACCTAATGGATGAGACTCACATCGCAGACATTTGGATGATGTTCAAAGAGTACATTGACAAAAAGCAGTTAGAAATAGCAGCAGAGCGTTATATAGATCTATTAGCTGATTACGGTGTAGACGACGCGGCTATTCAAGCCGCAGCAGGGTCAGACACAGTGCTAGATGATGCTATTTCTTACTATCTTGAATTGGATGAAGATCCAGACGAAGAGGATTACTAATGGGTTGGTACTCGGAAGTATCGAGAAACATTTCTAAAATTCCCGACGCAATTAGATTCTTTGAAGAAGAGTTGATTGAGGCTCGAGAAGAAGTTAAATTTACTGGCAATATTGAACGAGCAAGTGCGTCAATGCCTGGCATTGTAGAGCATCGTTTTAATCAGTTACAGGAAATAGAAGCGATACTGGAGTACCTTAATATTGAACTGCGTAGATTGCGCAGTTCTTTTTTCCGTCAGTATCTAGAAAACTATCAGAGAGCACTGTCGAGCCGTGATGTAGAAAAGTATGTCGACGGTGAAGCAGATGTAGTTGATTATGAAAAAATCATCAACGACTTTGCACTGATAAGAAACAAGTGGCTTGGTGTTTTGAAAGCATTGGATCAAAAACAGTGGCAGATTACCAATGTAGTAAAACTGAGAGTTGCAGGAATGGAAGATGCTACATTGTGAATATCTTAGTAATATCGCAGCCAAAAGCAGGAACATATCTGTGTGCTAACATATTAGTAGAGTTAGGATTTGTTTTCAACGGACTACACATAGGAAAAAAAACCTATCAAAGATATGATTTAAATAATTTACAAGATTCTAGATTAAACCCAGAAAAATATACTAGGAAAAGCAAATTATTGCACACATTAAATAAACTAAAAAAAGACGAAATAGCACTATCTCATCTACCTTATAAAAATAAAATTAGGCACGATATCAAAGATTTTAAAAAAATATATCTCTACAGAGATTACAACGAAAGATTAAATAGTTGGAATAGATGGATAGAAAAAACTGGTAGAAAAGACATTTTTCCTAATAGCATGACAAAAGAATATTCAGAATTAATGAATAATTGGACAAACGAACCAAATACATTCACACTTAGTTTTGACGATATGCGAAATAAAAATTTCGACAAAATTAATCAATTACAAAACTTTCTTTTTGAAAAAATTAAATTTGATTCAAAGTTTATTATACACAGATCGTTAAAAAACCCATCTCTAACAAAGATATAGTAATGAAAGATATTTTAGTTACAGGATCATCTGGTTATATAGGACAGCATTTAATACAGTGTTTAAAAAAAACTAATTCCTATAATTTATCAGGACTGGATAAAGCACATTTAGATAACGTAGATTTAAACCAAATTAATATTTTGGATCTCAAAAATCCTTTAGACAAAGAATTCGACACTGTTATACATCTAGCAGCATCTGTAAATGTAGGAGAATCTGTAACAGATCCTCTATCATATTATCAAAATAATGTAGAAGGTACTATTAATGTTTTAAAAAATATAAAATGCAATAATTTCATATTTGCATCTACCGGAGCTGCAGAACAGCTTACTAGTCCGTATGGAATTTCAAAAAAAGCCGGAGAAGAAATTGTTACGCAATATTGTAACGAAAATAAAATAAATTACACTATTTTTAGATTTTATAATGTAATAGGTAAAGACGGAATTAATCCTACAAATCCAGACGGATTGTTTTATGCTTTGATTAGAGCAGCCGATACTGGTGTTTTTAATTTATACGGAAACGACTATAATACTTTAGACGGTACATGTATTAGAGATTATGTTCATGTAAATGAAGTATGTTATGCAATAGAATTAGCTATTAAAAATTCCTCCTTCCAAATAGAAAATTTAGGGCACGGTAAAGGACATAGTGTTGCTCAGATCATTGAAGTTTTTAAATATGTAAATGATTTAGATTTTGAAGTAAAAGTTTTAGATAAAAGAGCAGGCGATATTGAAATAAGTATATTAGATAATGTATCAGGATACATGAAAAATTTATATACTGTAGAAGAATTATTAAAAATTTAGGAAATAAAACATGAGCTATTTTTTACAACCTGTAAAAATTACAAAAACAAAACTATCAAGACATAAATTTATAGCCGAATACGTAAAAGATAAAAGTGTTTTACATGTTGGATTTGTAGATTGGCCTATAACAAAAAGTAAAAAACAAAATTTACATCTTGCACTAGCACCTATTTGCAGGAGGTTAGACGGCGTAGATATTAACATCGATCCTGATGTAAAAGAAATGCTAAGTGTTTCAAATGGAGATATCTATGACTCATGGGATAAAATAAAGGACATATATGATGTTATCATTATACCCGAAGTTATCGAGCATGTAGGAAATCTAGAAGATTTTTTAGGAGTAATAGATAAATTTTGTGGACAAGTAATTATTACAGCACCCGACGCAAGTCAATTGAAAAACAATTTTATGATTTCTCCGGATGACTATAAAGAACACGTACATCCTGATCACAATTATTGGTTTTCTCCCTTTACTCTTCAAAATATTGTTAAGAAATATATGAAAAAAACAGTAAAAGAATTGTTCTGGATTAAAGGAAGTGTAGCTGCGGTTATAGAATAATGTCTAGAATTAACATTGTATTACTTACATATTCAAGATCAGAATATCTCTACGAACAATTACAAAGTTTAGAAAATCAAACTGTAAGTGATAGAATTACTGTACATATTATTAACAACAACATAGATTTAAAAGATAATTTAAAAAAAATAATTAATAAAATTAATAGTATCAAAATTAAGTTTATACAAAGAGACAATTCAAAAATATGCTTCGAAAGATTTTATTATGTAAGAGATTATCTCTTAGATGATTCTTTAGAGCATGTTATTTTTATAGATGACGATCAAATTTACGCACCTGATCAGATTGAAAAAATGATAAACTTATATGAATCTAAAACTTTCTGTACCTGGTATGGTAGACAGTTTGATAAAGATAAAGATCCAAAAGAATGGTACACAAAGACTCCCCAGTATTGTTTTGATAATTCAAATTCAGAAATAAAGCTCTATGATTACGGCGGTCCGGGCTTTTCGATTATTGATGCTAATATATTTGCTAAAGAAAGTCCTCTTTGGGATTTTGAAAACTGGGAAGATTTAGATAACAAAATACCATATAGTATGGACGATGTGATGCTATCTTGGACAGTTAAAGGATTAAAAGGATGGAAGATTAAACGATCTTTTAATCCTCCTAAGAAAATTTTTAAAGATAAAAAAGCAATCTCAAAACCATTAAACAAGTCTGGCGCAAAACCAAATTTTGTTATCTATCTTCATAGTAAAAGGAGTTTTATATAGTGAAATCTGTAAATTATAATAACTGCGAGTCTTTATCAGAATTTTCAGAGATGACGTTACAAGGGTTAACAAATCTTTATTCTTCTGACTTTGTAGAGAATTTAAAAGCGTTGCCGTACTATTTAAAATCGTGTAAATCTTATAGAGAATTAGGAACAAATCAAGGCGGCAGTGCTTCTATAGCATTATTACAAAATTTAACATATATAGAACTTATAGATAAATCTTTTTCTAAATTTAATATCAAAAAATATCTTTTTGATGATTATGCTAATGATAAAAATATTAAATTGATATATCATGAAATGAGTTCATTAGATGTGCAGACTAACAAAAAAACAGATTTTTTATTAGTTGATTCGGTTCATAAGTACAAACATGTAACTGCAGAATTAAATTTATATGCACCTCTTACAAGAAAATTTATAATGTTCCACGATACCAATATGCTGCCGGTGTATCAAGCTGTAAAAGATTTTTTAAATCAAACAAAGGAATGGAAATTAGCATTTTACTCTGATTCTGCAGGTTATACGGTACTTGAAAGAATATGAATCTAATTATTATTTCCGGAGGTGATTCTTATAGATACAATGCACATGTTAATCATAAAAAATATGCTGATTTACAAAATATAAATTATAAATTTTATATCAGTGATAATCTTAAAAATCCTTTTTTTACAAAATGCTATGCTATTTTAGAAAGTTTTGAACAAGGGTATGATTATGTTTTGTGGGTCGACGATGATGTATTCTTTATAGATTATAACTGGAATTGCATTTCAATATTTCAAGAAAACAAAGAAGATATTGTTGTAACGCAAGGGCGCACTAATAAAAAATCAGGCACTACTCTGTTTAATAATGGTATCATGTTTATTCGTAATACAAAAAAAACGCAAGAATTGTTTGAGTCTATACCTAACGTTGAACAACAAGAAATGAAAAAAAAATGGCAGAATTCTTGGGGACCGTGTGAAGGAAATGACCAGCCAAGAATGATTTATCTTACTCAAACAAAATATAAAAAAAATGTCAAAATTATTCCCTATCCGGGATTCAATGCACACGAAATTACTTTTAAACAGAGAAAAGATTTTCTCAATACTAGACCTCCGATGGTTCATATTACCGGACAAAACAAGACGGGCAAAATTGAAAGATTTATGAGAGTTACAGGAATATCACTTCCGTAAACTCTTTGCCTTCCTGTATTATAAATATTTCTGATGAAAAAAACAAAACGACCCTGGGGATGGTATCGTGTACTTAACCACGAACCTGATCTTGAATACAAAGTCAAAGAACTAGAAATTGCGTCGGGCTGCACTCTCAGCGATCAAAGACATTTTGACAGAGCAGAATACTGGTATGTGCTAGAAGGTACTGTGAAAATAGAAACCGAGTGGAAAAAGCTTAAAGACAGTGTGCATCTTACAGCACACTCGGGCGGATATCACATAGGTAAAAGAGTGTGGCACTGTGCTTCAAATCCTACTAATAAGCCAGTAAGGATATTAGAAGTGCAATACGGCAAGGCCTGCGAAGAAGAAGACATAGAAAGGAGAAATCAATGATTCCTGTTTATATAGGATACGATCCAAGAGAAGCTGCAGCCTATCATGTCTGCTCGAATTCAATTATACGACATGCTACACAGCCTGTTAGCCTAAATCCACTTGCACTTCATCTACTTGACAACTACGACGAATCACACACAGACGGTTCGAATCACTTTATATACTCTCGTTTCCTTGTACCTCACATGCAGAACTATCAAGGCTGGGCAATCTTCATAGACGGCGATATGATTCTAAGAGATGATATTGCAAAACTATGGGCGCTAAGAGATGAATCAAAAGCAGTTCAGGTTGTACAGCACGACTATGAAACTAAATTGACAGAAAAGTATCTCGGTGCTAAAAATGAAAACTACCCTAAGAAAAACTGGAGTTCGGTAATCCTTTGGAACTGTGCTCACCCTGCCAATCAAACAGTAACGCCAGAATTTATCAAGAACGCGACAGGTGCCGAAGTACATAGATTCACTTGGTTGGAAGACGAATTAGTAGGAGCATTACCTATAGAATGGAACTGGCTGGATATAGAATATGACTATAACCCAGATGCTAAATTAATTCACTACACGTTGGGCACACCCTGCTTCGCAGACTTTGCTGCCAGAGAAGGCTCTAATTACGCAGCAGAATGGCATCGAGAAAGAATCTACACAGACTACTCGGCGCAGTATGATCTGCCTTTCTAAAAATCTCGCAGATGAATATGTAAATGCATTTGCGCAAGGCGCAGGCTTACCTATACAAGATTATAACTCGGACTTTGGTGCAGGCCCTATTCTAATTCGCAGCATGGGCAAGAGAAAACTTATACATCGCTGCTGGGATAAAGGAATAGATTTCTATTACATGGACACTGGATATATAGGTAATTATCCTTCTAAATCAAATCCTCATGGCTGGAAAAAATGGCATCGCATAGTCAAGAATAACGTACAGCATGATGAAATTATAGATAGACCAGACGATAGATGGCGCAGACTGGATTATCCTATTGTTCCGCGCAAATCTGGCACACACATTTTAGTTGTAACGCCTTCAGAAAAACCTTGTAAATTTTACGGCATTGATCAAAACGAATGGTGCAATAATACTGTACGTGAAATACAGAAACATACTGATAGACCAATAAAGATAAGACACAAGCAAGATAGACAAACAAGAATTCAAAATTCAATATTCGACGATTTAAGAGACTGTTATGCGCTGGTTACCTATCAAAGCGTAGCAGCAGTAGAAGCAGTGTTATTCGGAGTACCTGCATTTACTTCTGCTCCTACAGCAGCAGATCCTGTGTGCGACAAAGACCTCAGTCTTATTGAAACTCCTACCAAACAGGATACAGATAAAATACACAAATGGGCACATCATCTTGCATATGGTCAATTTCATGTGCAGGAGTTTAGAGACGGCAGTGCCTATAGGATGTTACAGAATGAAATCAGTTAGAATATACTATGCAGGCATTCCTGCCAAAAATACTAAATCAGAAAAACGAGATGTGCTAAGGAATTTTCATCTCGGTGTGCCTAACGGCCAAAGTACGGAAGTAGAAACATTTGATTATGAACCGTCAGACCTTGCTGTGATACAGGGGTGGGTCCATGCTAATAGTGGCAATGCTCCGCACCTGAATTTCAGAAAAAGAATAATAGAAGAACAGAAACAGCTTAGAAAAAAAACACTTGCTATAGATTCTAACCTTTTTCTATATAGAGATCCAGGAAACACAAAACAGTATCTACGTTTTTCACTAGACGATGTGTTTCCTACAACAGGGGAATACTTCTGGCAGAGTGCAACCCCTGCACGTTGGCAGCAGATTAAAAAGGATTTAATCATTGACCTTCAACCATGGCGAGAAGACGGCGATCATATTTTGATTTGCCTTCAAAGAAACGGTGGTTGGAGCATGGCTGATGTAGATGTTATGAAATGGTGTAATGATGTTGTGAAAGAAATAAGAGAAAAGACAGATCGACCTATCGTAATTAGAACACATCCTGGAGACAAGAGAGCATCACATTATATAAGATTTGCTCCTAAAGGAGTGCGTATATCAAAGGCAGCGTCTATACTTGAAGATTTTCAAAATTGCTGGGCATGTGTAACGTACAATTCCTCACCGGGGGTAGCAGCCGCAATCGAAGGCGTTCCGGTGTTTGTAACAGACAAAATAAGTAAGCGCAGTCAGGCATATGAGGTTGCTAATCTCGGTTTAACAGATATCAATCAGCCTATGACTTTTGAAAGACAAGACTGGATCGAAAAAATTTCTATGAGCCATTTTAATTTTGACGATTTAAGATCAGGCGCTGCTTGGAACATAATTAAGGATTACCTATGAAAAAAGATTTCGCAGCCATCACTAGTATGGATGAAAACTATTACAAAAACTGTGGTAGGACAATGTTACGCAGCTATAAATCACATTGGTCGCATCTTATGCCTTTGTATGTTTACAACGAAAACAGTTTTCAAATCAAGGTCAAGACTGTGCAGACTATGGGGTTTGCGTTAGGAGATGCCTATCATGATTTTCAAGCTCGCCACAAAAACGACAAAGTAAAACAGTTTGCAAAAAAAGCATTTCCTATAATCAACGCAATGAATAAAATCGACTGTGATAGATTAGTATGGTTAGATGCTGACATTGTTATTCGAGATAATGTACCTCATCAGCTACTAGATCTAATATCTCCAGAAGACGTTCTATCTACGCACTTTGATGTTTGGCATTGGAAAGACAACAAACAATATCACAGTTGTGAAACAGGATTCTTTATTCTAAATACTAGACATCCTGGCTTTGAAGAATTTAGAGACGTTTATACAGACATCTATCTCAATGATAAGTCTGAGGATCTAAGAAGATTCTACGACGGCGAAGTGTATGGAAAGACTGTGCGTATACTAGAAGAAAAAGGCAATAAGATGCTCAACCTTAACCCAGGTAGGCATAAAACACCAATATCAAGAAGCGTTATTGCTCCTTATATAACACACTTCAAGGCCGGATTAAAAGATAAAATAGATTTCAATTCTATCAACGACACGTTCGAAGACGAAGATGAAGATTAATCGCGCCAATATGTTTCTCTGCGTGGAATTTTAATATCTGATTTCTTGCTCTTGCCTAGCTTTTTCCTGGCACCTTTGAGATGATCAATCCATTTCCCTAGCTCGGTGTTTATTAAAGGATGGCCTCCGCCGCCCGACTTTGCTGTTGTCATTGTGAAATGTTCTGTGTAGTCATGTATGTTAGGATACTGAACACGCAGCGTGTTTAGGATCTTTCCAAATACATAAGAATCATGCCATTCTGCTAGGGTAAAAATTCCATTGTCGGCATCTTCGTAATATCTTTCAAGCTCTTGTAGAAATTCAATACAGACTTTGTCGTTGAGATTTAATCCGTAGAAGCCGCACTCTGGCCAGGTAGCTGACCCTTTGCCTCTTCCTACAAAAGTGATCCATTTTTTACTAGGTAGTAGGTTAGCAAAATCCACGTATCTCCAGTCAGAATGCACAAAGGTATCACCATCCATCCAAACACACCAGTCTTTTGATCTTGAACAGGCATCTAACACAGCGTAGATTTTGTTTGAAAATCTCACAGCATCCCACTTGAATTCTTTGTGATGATCTCTTGGTCTTTTTTCAGGCCACGGGCATTTGCCGTTTGCTTTAGGGACGTTCTTCCATTTTTTCTTAAATTCAACCAGCTTGGGCAAAACAGTGTTAGGGTTGAGAACTGTGATTTGTTCTGAGTCAGGATTGTTAGGGACACAGTCTTCGGCATAAACTAATAGTTTGATTTTTTTATCTACTCGAGTAGAAAAGCTGTCTAGAAATCTTTGACCATATAATTCTAATCCCGCTTTGTTAAAAGTTGTTATCACTGTTATCTGTTTCATTTTAAAATCCTGTTAAATACCCTCGGAGTATTTAACTTATGAAATTCAGCCTATGGACGCATTATGGAGCACTTAATAGCAAGCCTGTGTTTGATGCCTTTAAAAAAAGCGTTAAAAAACTAGGACACAAAGCAGTAGAGAATTCTAAAGACAGTGATGTCGATGTAATATGGAGCGTTTTGTGGAACGGCAGAATGGCAAGGAACTATGCTGTGTGGCAGCAGGCTCGACAACACAATAAACCTGTAATAGTGCTAGAAACAGGCGGAATTAGAAGAGGTACCACGTGGAAGGTAGGATTGAACGGCATAAACAGAGATGCTTATTTTGCTCCTAGTGGCAACACCGATGCTAGAGCAAAAAAGCTAGGACTATCTCTAAGACCTTGGCGGGAAGAAGGCAAATATATTATTGTTTGCGGACAACACGATAAAAGCGAACAGTGGCAGGGATTACCTCCTATTTCAGAATGGCTACAGCAGACCGTGCGAGACATAAGACAGCATACAGACAGATCGATTGTGTTTCGTCCGCATCCTCGGTGCCCAGTAAAAAACATCGATAAAAAAACCGACGTAATCTTCCAAAAACCTATGAAATCTCTCGGCAGTTATGATGACTTTGATTTGAGATTTAACGGAGCACATTGTGTCGTATCTTGGAGTTCTAATCCAGGCGTACACGCAATACTAAACGGAATCCCCGCATTTACTGGACCCTCCTCTCTTGCTTGGCCTGTTGCTAACACTGATTACAGTAAAATAGAATCTCCTCTCATGCCCGATAGAACACAGTGGCTGAATGATTATGCTCATACGGAATATACTTTAGAAGAAATAGCAGAAGGTATCCCATTGAAACACTTGACAAAAAAGATTGTTTAGCATATAATATACACAATGGATACACAAAGTCACACAGTAGAATCTTGTCTCGTACTTCTGTCTGACAACAGTTTGTTGTTGAAAGAACAAGACTTAAAACTTCTTTTAAGTCTTGCTCATCAGATAGATCGACAGACAGGATTAACAGATCGTCAGTTAAGACTTGCGAGAAAGAAACTGGACGAGTATCGTGCGGAGTTAGAACGGTATGACGTCGATGTAGATCTTGCTAAACAGCATACACTATTAGACGTTCGCTACATTGACAGAAGCCGTTGGATTCGCCTGGAACAATCAGATGACGGTGTGAGCATACTGGTAAGGTTTGTCTACCAAAGAAATCTTATTCGCAGAATGGAAGATCTCGCACGCCTTATTCCCGCAGATCAGAGAACCTACGACCCAGAAACAAAAACACACAGCATAGACTATTCAGAATCAAATCTCTATGAAATTGTACATACATTTCGAGATTGCGGCTTCGACATAGGCAGTGAAGTAATGCTGCTGTATAAGGAACTGTGCGATCTAAATCCAGAAACTGTTGTGCCCGGTGTATACAACAAGCAATTGAAAAATCTACCTCTAGCAGGAAAACAGTCGATTGAAAAGGAACTAGGTGAGATAGACGATCGCTCTCTCGCATTGTATAGAGATAGAAGTATTCGATACGGTTTACACTATTTTGATTCACAGGATCTCGACGAGAGTCTTGACAACTACTCTTATCTAGCAGGTAGAATTGCCAACAGATCCTCTGCCAGTGTAGTAATAGAAAACACAA